AGGTTAGTTGCAGCACCAGCTGCTGTAGTTGATCCAGTACCACCATTAGCTATTGGAAGCGTTCCCGTAATACCAGTGGATAAAGGAAGCCCTGTGCATGAAGTTAATGAAGAAGCTAAACTAGGAACTGTCAACGTTGTACCGTTAAAAGTTAAGACAGTCCCCATGACTAACTGATTAGACAAGTTTTGATAAGCCACGCCATAAGACGATCCGTTTAACGCATATAACTCTGTAATATCACTGTTGGTTCCTGACTTTGCTGCAACTAAATTTGTCCTTGCATTGGTAGCAGTTGTAGCACCTGTACCACCATTAGCTACGGTTAAAGGAAAAGAAGGAATAGCAGCTACAGCAGAATATTGAGCCAAACTTAAATGATAATACTGTGATGCAATACCACCTTGTATAGACTGTAAAGCATTATGTTGTCTAGTTTGAATGCTTAATAAATTAGATCCTGTAAAATCAATAGAGGACCAAGCAATAGAAGCTTGTTGCACAAGCACTTGAGAAACAGCAAAAAACCAGTCACGCCATACAAATACGTCAGTAATTGGATTGTTTGGTATTGGAGGTAATTGAATAGCCATTAGTCTTCCTGCTCAGTTTCCCACTTCATTGTTCTTCTTTGACCAGCTTTTTCTTTACGGTTAACCATCTTCTCACGTTTCATTACTGTTTCACCAGTAGGTGATTCAATGTCTAATTGACGTGCTAACCAATTCTTAAATCCTTCATCCTCTTCTTTACCAGCTTTAAATGCTTGGCTTACTAAAGGCATTTGAGTTAATGTGTAGTCAGTAATATCACTCCAGATTTTAGCAGCACTGTCTTCTGGGTTATATATAGGTTGACCATTATATAGTTTACGATCAAAGATTAACTGAACACCAGCAAGTAGAGCTGGGTTAAATGTAAAGAATGACGCTATAACAGCCATAGGATCTTTTTCTAATGTAGCAATACCATGTAAAGCATGGAATATATGATAAGGTCCTGCACGTCTAACCTTAGCATCTTCATTGCCTGTTATGGCTTGAGCTATCATATCTTGTAATGGATATAATACAGCCACAGCTACAGCAATAGCTGCTGCAGTATCAGCACCATGTAAAAATTGACTTAATCCTGCCTGACCTTTACGTAAAGCTGCAATGTCTTGTGCTGTATTTTTAAGAGAGTTAACAAGACCATAATGGTATCTACTAAATACAGTTAGATTAGGATTTTGTAAAGCCTCTGAAATAGCTCGAGATCCCATAACTTTATGAGGTATACGATAACTAGGCATGTGTCGTTCTGTATCTACAATAGCTTCTTTACGTGTCATACCTTTAGACATCTTTTCATTGATGAGCTGCATGTACATCATATCACGAACAGTCCACATAGCTATGTTAGACTTCTTAGATATAGCTTCATAGAGTTGAATAGGTTTCATACCTACACGTTTAGCTAGGCTTTGGAACTCAGGTGTTTGTGAGAACTCTTTATTAGCTTTATTAAATAACTCTTCAGAGAAAGCAGAGTTTCTTACTCTAGCAGAGAGTATAGAGCCTCCTTCTAATAGAGTCTGTCTATAAGCAGCATCTTGTGTTAGAACAGACTTAAGAGCAGGCATACCTGATTTAGCAAATCTATAGATACCTGCTGGTGTTACCCAGCCTGTTAGACCACGAGCATTGTATAAGTGCCAACCCTCATTCATCATGTGAGGTAAAGGGTTAAGCATCATGTTCTTAATCAAAGCACCACTTAAATAAGTAAGTGCATTAGGATTATTAGATTTAGCAAAGTCCTCAATCATAGAAGCAATGTCATCTTTAAATACATAACCATCAAACTGAGGTATTCTATCTATATTTTTAGGACGTCTGTAACCAGGTGGAGGATTCTTTCCATCTTGTCTAGCAGCATTTTCTTTCATCCAATCAGAATGAGTAAGGTCTTCTAAGAATTTATTAGTTCTTACAAACTTACGTAACTCTTGTAGACGTTGATATACTACACCTTGGAAGTCTTTTTCGTAAGTAAGAGGAGACTGTGATTCAATCTCAGCTTCTGTGGCTTGTTTAATAACAGCATTCTTAAGTGTCTCTCCAGGCTTAAACATACCCACTTCACTTACTTTAGCAAACGGAACTGTTTTATTATTAACCCATTGGAATACAGAACCATCAGCACCTTGTTGGAGAAGTATACGTCTACCATTAGGTAACTCACCAGCAAAAACATTACGTGATTTTAAAGCTCCAGGTCTAGCTGTAATATCTTGATTAAAACCACCTGATTCACTCTTAGTAAGAATGTCTAAAGCTCTTTGGAATTTATCCCCTACCTTAGGTATAATAATACGAGGAGCAAACTCTCCTACAATAGCAGGATCAATGAACTCATGCATTGTCCAGCCTTTATCATTAGAGTACTTAGTTAATCTTTTAACTTCAAGAAGTTCTTGACCAGCATACTTCTTAAATAAATCTAATTCATGAGGATCAAGCTCTGCTGTACCTTCAGCATAACCTCTCCATCTTTGCATCATGTCAGTAGTAACACCTTCTTTTTGAGCAGTCTCACGTCTAGCTCTATCAATTACACCATCACGTTCACCAGCTTTATCTAAAGAGTATAAGGCATCTGCTAACCAAGTTTCATTCTCAGAAGCATTCTTAGGTATCTTAGGAACTTCTACATCTGGTTGTGATATGTAAGGGTCTTCTCTAACAGAGTGTAAAGCTTGTCTATTAATATAGTGTTCATAGTCTTTACGCATCTGTTCTTCAGAGTAAACACCAGAAGGATCATTCTTGAATAAATCACCTTGTGGATCTTGTATAGATTTCCAATCTTCAAAAGACATACGAGTATGTTCATCTTCATGTTTAAGAATAAACTGAGCATATTCATAAGGAGTCTTAAAAGCATTCTCATCTAAACCAGCTTTAACCCAGGGTTTATCTTCAAAGCGACTAAGAGCTTCATCCATATCCATAACAATCTCTTTAGAAGAGCCATCTTCGTTACGATAGTGCCGAGCTATAACAGGTTTGCCATCTTTTTGTACAGCTTGATTGCCATTAGGATCTATTACTTTACCTAATGTAATAGGAGTACCTGTCTCTGTTGTTTCAGGAACTGCCCATTTACTTGTCCATTCATTAGCACCTACTTCTTCAGTAGACTGACGAGTCTTAGCAAAGTCATCAGCTGTACGATTAAATTTAGTAGTTATATTACCCATAGCATTTCCTACTATTTCATTTACTTTTTTAGTATATGTAGTAGGTTTAGCAGCAACAAACGCAAAGCCAGCAGATTCAGCAATATGTTGTGCATTAAGGTCTTCACCAGCTAACTTTTCAGAACCAGCTTCAAAGGCACCCCCTGCTGTACCCATACCAATACGTTGCATTAAAGGAGTAATCTTTTTACCACCTTCTAATACAATATCTTTTAATGCACCAGGTCTAAAGAGAACTAAGTTACCAGACAGCTGACCAGCAAAAGAGAATTCAGGATTAGCTTCTATTTCTTTTTGTCTTGTTTGTGGATCATAGCCTATGACTTCTTTCATAGAGTCAGGAAGCATATCAAAGCCTTTTTCAAGCACTTTAGCACCTCCTATAAAGCCAGTTAAACCACCTACTAAACCACCTATAGGTTTAGCAAAAGGCCCTACAACAGGAAGTACAGGAGGAGTTAAGGCAAAGCCAGCTTCAGCGCCAGCGACCATTGCTGGAGTAGCACCAAGGCCAATAGCAGCAGAACCCCCAGCACTCTTAAGGAAGGAACGAGTTTTGCTAATGTTACTTTTAGTGTCAGTAGAAGTGTCACTAAGATATGGATTGGAACTAAGCCTGGCTAACCCTTTCAAATAAGGGTTCTCAGGTTGTTCATCTTGAAGGTAAGGATTAGACTTAGGAAGTGTATCAAGTTCTTTATCAGAAAAGTTCTTAACATACTTTTGAGTTTCGAATGGAAGATGTTCCAACCATTGATCACCATACTTAGATATGGATTTAGACACAGCATCAGGCCCAGCGTTGTAAGCTGCGGCTGCTTTATTAGGATCTTTAAATGTAGTTAGTTGTTTATCAAAATAAGCTTTACCAATCTTCTTATTGTAGTCAGCATCATTTCTAAATTTGGAATCATCAAACTCAACACCTGCAAGTTTAGCAGCTTCTGGTGCAGTTTTGGGCATGACCTGGGCCGTACCTACAGCACCTGCTGAGGATGTCAATGGCTTACCATATTTATCAAATTGTTTATCACCTGACTCAATATTAATAATCTTATTAAAATAGGAATCAGTAGACGAAGAAGAATTACTTTCCTCTAGATAAGGATTAAATTGATCCATTAGTGCTCCTTATTGGTTTTCAGGAGATTATTTTATGTAATCTTCAAATTTAAAACCAGGATGTAATCTTTCCCAGTTAGACTTAATCAAAGCTATTTTATCAGGAGACTCTTTTAAAGCAGCCTTTACTAGATCAACAGCTTGTTGTGAAGGTGCATTAGCTTTAGTTTTAACAGGCTCAGTAGATACCTTACTACTATCACTATTTTTAACTGTGTCACCTTCTTTAACTTTAGCAGAATTTCCTAAATCTTTAAATTTAACTTCATAACTTTTAATTTCATCTGAAATATCATCACGTTGACTAATAATTTTATTAATATCTTTTTGGATATCAGCAACTTCTTGAATACGAGTTTCTTTAGTAAGTTTATTACCAGCACGGTCTACCATAATCTGACCTGTTCTAATACCATTAAGTTTAAAGTTAAGATCATCAAGTTCTGTATTAAGTTCTGAACGATCACGTTGAGCTTGAGATACAATAGTTTTAATTCTACCTTCAGCAAACGTACGTTCTCTTAAGTCCATGCTTTGATCAAATCGTAATTGAATAGCTTCTTGAGAACGAGCTTGTTGTTTTAATCGTTTATCACCAAGTTCTTGACGTAAGTCTAAAGAAGCTTGAGCACGTTTATTTCTACCAGCTTCTTGTAATGCTTGCTGTTCAAGTTTAAGTTTAGCTGAAGCTTCGACAGAAGCATTCATTGTTACTTCTGCAACTTGTAAACGTTGTTGTGGATCTTTAATATATTTAAAGTTACCTGTATCTAAACCATTAGCTTCCATAGTCATAATTGCAGCATTCCATGCTCGATCTAATTCTACAGGATCATTTGTTCTTCTAGCAGCATCTACATAAGAACCAGAAATACCACCCATTATATCCATTATATCTTTAGTAGACTTAATACGTCTTTCTTGAGCCATAGATCTTGATGTTTCTAACTCTTCAGCAACTTTCATTTGTTTTTGATATTGAAGAAGAAGACCATTTTGTTTAAATAATTCAGCTGTTTTATAAGCGGACTCTACTTGATCATTAGCATTTTTATAGTTTAAATTAGCTGCCTTAGCTTTATTTATATAACTTTGAGGAGCCTCTTCTTGTTGTTGTGCTTGAGGAGTAGTTTCTTGTTGAGGTTGTCTATAACCTTCTACAGCAGTCTTTTCTTGAGGAGCTTGTTCTTGTACAGAAGATTCTTGAGTAGGTTGTTTAGCAGCTTCTTCAGCTTTAGCACCAGTCATAAATGATGGCATTGGAGAAGCTCCAGTGGGAGCATTACTAGGAGCAGATCCTGTATTAAATGCAGGCATAGGGGTACCATCAGTAGATCTTACTGTAGGAGTTAATCCTGGCATAGATGAGGAAGTTGCAGGTTGATTGTAACTAGGCATTCCTTGAGATGCTTCAGGAAGAGCAGTAGGATTAATTCTTGCCGATTTAGCTTCTGCTAGTTTTTTAGTAGCTTCTTGCTTAATAAGTTCTTTAGCTTTAACAAGCTCATCAACCTCAATATCTTTTTCTTGAGTTTTAAGAACATCCATTCTGTCCCTAGCCATCTTAGCTTCTATTCCACCAAAAGTGGAAGTACCATAATACATTGGAATGCCTGCCATAATTTATCCTTTATCCAAAAAATCCACCAAGAGCACCACCTAAACCAAGAACTGCTTCTAATTGTTGGTCCTTTTTATTCTTTGCTGCTAATGATTGCATGTTAGCTGCATTTGCATAAGCAGCTTGACCTACAGCTGGAGCTTGATTTGCTCCTGATTGTGCAGACAATTGATTTACATAATTATTAAACCAGTCTTGTGCTACGTTAGCACTTTGTTTTTGTAATGATGCTAGTGTGTTACCTGAAATAGATTGACCTGAAGCAGAGGCTTGTCTTTGAATAGCTTTAGCTTGTTCTTCTTGAGCAAAATTATAACCTGGCATACCATAAACTTTACTAGGATCTTTCATTAATTCATTTAATTGAGTAGCAGCATCCTCTCTATATTTAGCATAAGGATCTGCATTATTTTGAGCTGCTCCAGGTGTTTGCCCTGTACTAGTATTATTAAAGGCATCGTAAATACTCATACCACTTTTAATAAGATTAGTATATTTACTAAGACCACCAATACCACCATTACTAGTAGGAATACCACCAGATTCACCTGTTGTAAGTGTATTACCAAAATTACTAAGAGAGTTTACAATACTACCAAAAGAAGAACTTGCATTAGGTGTAGCTGAAGTAAAACCACCAAGACCATTAATAAAAGAATTAGCGCCACTAAAAGCACTAGATACTCCTGCCCCACCTGCTGCAGATAATAAGGATCCTCCAATACCACTACCAAGAGTCGTACCTAAAGTACCCGAGGTCATCATACCTGCTCCTGTCATTCCCCCTCCTAATATACTAGGGGATGAGAGTGCAGCAAAACCCTCAGGAGCAAGGTAAGGCATACCAAAGTAAGCAGCAGCCATAGTTCCTACAGGTCCTAAAGCTTGAGTTACGCTACCTACAGCTTCAACAACGCCACCAACTACGTCTCCAACTACGTCGGCTACTCCTCCAACAATATCAGCAACAAAGCCCATCTTGTGTAATCCTTATATTTATTTTATTATTAATTTGATTGTATGGTTTAAATCCCAATCTAGTTACAAACTTTAAAGCATTTAAATTATTAGAATGAACAGTAGAAATAACTTCTTTATGTTCATTTAACAACGGAACTAAAATAGCTTTAACATACTTTCTAAGATTAAATTTATCTGTAGCAAATATGTGAATTTCATTATCTCTTACTGCAACACAGCCTATAACACCATTTATAGTTTTAATAGGGTAAATGATAAACCCTGTAAATTGTTTTAAGAATTCTTCTTTATTAGATTCCCAATAGTCTTTATAACTATCCCAAGCTTTTTCAATAGCTTTAGTTTGTTCCTGCGTCAAGGTCCATTTCAAGAGCTTGTAATCTAAGTGGCTGGTTGTCTGTGCAGAAAAATTCATATGCTCTTCGTCTAAAGTTTCCATTTTGATATAAAACACTTCTTGTAGCATTTAGATCAACATTACGATATTGAGACCAGTTTTGATAGTCATCATCAGTATGGCGTATGCGAAGTGTGGCACCTATCTTATCACCAACTATTTCAAATCTACCTATAAATTTACGAGTAGTAGAAGCAGCATCTATTAAAGGTGTTCTAATTCTAAATTGAATAGGACCTGTTTCATCAGTATAAGTATTTTCACTTATATTATACAGCTTTCCATTAGAATTGTCAAGAGCATAAGCTTCATTATTATATGATGTAAAGAATGTACCATTTAAAATAGTCTCTTGATTATTTACATAAGAAGTCCAAATGCACCATTGTTTAGATTTAATATCACAAACAAGTGTTAAGTTATCATCTAGTAAATTAA